AAAGGAAAAGCCCCCAAAAATTAATTTGGAGGCTTTTCAGCAGTTTTAATCCTATTTATTAATTAGGAAGCAACTTTAACGTTCTTAACAACGACCCACGCATCTGCCTGCTCAATTTGGCATCCAACACGAGTATACATTGTATATTCGATGGAGTCCTTCTTTGGCCAGAAGAAGCGATAAACTGTTACATCACGCTTGATACCAATAACAACGTTATTTGGGAATGTCAAGTGGATATCGCCAAGATCATTGTCAGCACCCTGAGTTTCCTTCAATAGAGGAACTTCAACAATTGGAATACCAAATGCGAATGGAGCTGTAAATCCAGCTGGACCACCTAATCCTGCAGTATCTCCACGGATAATGCTTGCAGCAATATCTTGTGGGTTTACATTCTGGATATATTGTGATGTTGAATACAAATAATCCTGAATTAAGTTTGATCCTGATAAGAAGCGAAGATCTGGTCTGCGCTGCTTGTACTTACGTGGCATAGCCTTAAGTGCATTATTGAATACAGCACGTGAGACTGCGTCTCCGTCTGCATCAACAACGTGACCGTTGGCCTTAGCAATCTTTACAATACCGTCAAAGGCCTTGTATAGGTTGTCTGATGTCAAGGAAGTATCACCATTAAGGACTACGTCCTCAAGGTCGTTACCTGCCTGTGTTGCCATAAGTCTTGCAATATGGTCTTCGAGATCGGCACCTTCAATATTGTCTTCTAGAGACTCTGTCGAAAGCTCCCAATCCAAACGAAGCTTCTTTGTTGTAAGAGAGATCTTTGAGAATTGTACAGCAGAATTGCTGCCAGTATTCTCGGCTTCAGCGGCAAGCTTCATAAGCTTCTCGCCAACTCCAATACGATCTATCTCAGTAGTATCAGCTCGCATGCGAACTGTACGTGCTAATTTTCCGACTACTGTTGCATCGAACATGTAATCAAGGAATCTTGCGGACTGCTCTGGATTGAGCAAGCCACCCTTACCCTCGGAACCGACGTGGATTCCAGTGGTGGGATCTGCTGCGCCTTCCATACTACCTGTTATAGTAGTACCTGCTGCAGCCGCTTTAGCTAATAGTTCATTACTCATTAGTTATTTTCACCTACCCTTATTTAATCAATTCACTAACGGAACCGAGGAAAGTGCCGTTCCATTTTGATTTCTTTATTGTTACTTCCTGAGACCCGCCAAGGTCTGAGGACTTCTTAATTGCAGTCTCTGATTCGACTGCGTCTACTCTCTTCTCAACACCATCAATGGTGTTTTTGATTGCATTTACTGCTTCTGAGAGTGCTGTGTGCTTTTCTGCTAATTCTGAAATTCTAGCATCTACGCCCTTGCTGAAAGTTTCAACTGTTTCTTTGATAGCTGAGACCTGAGCAGCGTTTGCCTCAGAGGCTTTTTCCAAAGTCTCCGAGAAGAACCCTTTAAGGTCGCCTAGCATCTTTGCAAAATCAGGTTCACTAACTTCAGCTTCTGATACGTCGGCTGCTTTTTCCAGAACTTCGGCAGAAGTGTTTTCTTCTGTAGTATTCTCTACCTCTTCAGACTTGTTCAAGTCAGCTTCAGTAGCTTGCGCCACTGGAGTTGCTTGTGCTACTGGTGCTACTGGTGCTTTTGCATTCTGTTCTGCAATTACATCCTTAGCATCACGAGCTTTTTCTACAGTCTCTTCGGTAGGTGTTGTGGTATCTACGTTGTTTTCCACTTCATTACCTCCTTCTGCGTTTGCCTGTTTTGCAATTTGTGTATCAGGCAACGTTTGCAATCTTGATTTATACGAATCAAGAATTTTATCTATTTCTTTTGACTTGTTAGCGTCATTTGACTCCACCCATCCGATAAGTTCTGTTTTCTTACCTGTAACTGGTGAAATATACTCAGACTCTGTTGACATAAATACAGAATCACTTTCTGCACAATAGAAAATGTTTTCCATTTTCACATCTGCAGCAATGCCCTTGAAAATCATTTGACCATTGACTTTTTCAATAGACAATATGTTGCAGAGTTCATTTGCTGGAGAATCAACTATTGATAATTCAACAAGTGAGTAATCTTTTATAAAGCGGACACTTTGTCCTGTAGACTTATTTACTTCTGTATCTGAGTCTATAATTTTTCCGCCGATTGAAAATCCTGTTAGTGTACCGTCAAGAACTTTTTCCCAAGTATCCTGAGCGCCTTTTGATATGTATGCATCAACATACACTCCATTATAAAATTCTTTTGTTTTTGGATCATAATACGTTTCTGGTCTAAATGATGCAACCTTGCCAACAGCCATTGGCTGATGCATTTCTCTTAGATTTCCACGGAAGCTTTCAAATGCTTTCATGCTAGCTTCTTGCGTGACCACATCGCCAGTCTGATCTAGGTTGTCTAGTGTAGCGAAACCTGAGACTGTTCTTTTTTCTCGGTTGACCTTCGTAAACGGAACTGATAAATTAATAACATTTCCGTTAGAAGACCAATTGGATTTTTCAATGGTCATATGTGTATATTATAGGCTTTTATATATCTTAAGGCAAATAACTAGTTGAGTGGGATTACTCGACTTGTCTGCCGTCACCTTTTGCATTTCTACCCTCTCCAGAATTATCTGGAGAATTTGCAGCACGTTCGCCATCTCTTGTTCTGCTCTGCATTGCCTGTGCCTTAATTTCAGCAGCCTTGGCAGCTAAATCTACTACCTCATCGCCACCTTCTCTAGGCACCATACCCTTTCTAATTCTAACCTCATTAGGGGTAATTACCTGTAGTCTTAAATATCTTTCATCGATCTTAGATTGAGTATCTTCATCAGTTAAACTTAATTCATTAAATTTAAGAACAAGGGCATCCGTCATTTCTTGAATTATTCTATTTAATTTCTTTTGTAGAATATCTTGAGCTGGGGCACATACCTGCTCTTTAAATGTTTTATCTGCATCTCTAGCATTTGCCAAAGATATACCTGTGGCTGTCCCAACCTTATTAATTGGAACTCTATGGGCCATTAATATTTCATCTCTATTTGCTTGACGATAAACATTAAATGAAGATTCCTGAGTTCCCGCCTCAATTGGCTCCATCTTAAATTCAGTTTTAGAATCTGGAGAATCTGGAGGAAGTGGAATGTATAAAGATCTATGATTTTTGCCACGAAGTCCTACTTGGAAAAACTCTAATAGTTTACGTTCAGACTCAGGAGATAATTTAGCACCCTTTACGGTAATAATATATCTTGGTACTGCCTTATTCTCAAAATAATCTAGGTTATATTTTCCAGCAAATTCATTTCCAGCCATAGCATTTTGTGCTGCAATAATATCTGGAATACCGTAATAATTATTTTTAGGAGTATATTTCTTTAAATGAATAATTTCATTAGGGCGATCCGTTGCACCTGCTACTGGATTAGCAGTTTCGGTATCACCAAAATTACGGAAGAATACAGCCTTGCCATATAGCAACTGCACAAAACCGTCTCTAAGGCGTCTTACACGCATTGTCTTTGATGGTATGTGTCCAATGTACCCAATCTTTCCAGCAGTCGTTCTACCGACCTCCAGATAGCCATTACCAGTGGATTCTACGTCAGTGTAGAACTTAATAAGAGTTTCTTTAAATGTTTCCTCTTCATTGCAATCTTCAAGCCATTGATGTAAATCTTGTTTAATTCTATTTAATTTTCTACGAGCTCTCTCTAATTGTTTCTCATCATCAATTGAATCTAATAAGTCTGTTGTTTTTCTGCTTTCAATAAAATCAAATCCTAGTCCTACTATATTAGAAACCTTAGCATTTATTGCAGCATAATTATACGGTGACACTTCATATATTGTGGACAAATAATCTAAATTATATTCTGGCATAACAAGGTCAAATAATGCATATCCGCTTACCGCCTGCTGAATTAATAATTGTTGTGTAGCGGTCCCTTCAGTTCCAGTAAATTTCTTTTGTATATCTCTTGATGCTTTTCTTCTTAATGCAGGGCTTAATCCAGATATCTTTAATAATTCTTCACCTTCAATAGAAAAAGGGTCATTTGTATTTTGATTCTGTGCGTTATTAAATCTAACCCAGTCTGCAGCATTTGAAATTTCAATATTTTCAGAAATGCTATCTGGTTCGTATTCAATCATTTTTGCCCCTTCTTAAGCTTTGCCATTTCATCTTTATAAACTCCAATATCTAACGGATCTGGCGTTAGCCCCCATCTCAATCTTTGTTTCTGATATTCAAACTCTTCGTCATCAATTTGTCTGCTTCCTTCAATAAATTTAGGTTGACCTACATCAATTCCATAATGCCTAACAGCCTTAGCAAGTAGGTCTATTCTGCTTCTGTCGCCACGCATAGAGTTAATTGAAAGGAAATTGTTTTCGTCGTCTCCAACCCATCTTCCATCTGGCATTTCCCAGACATATACGCCAAGTCTAGTTTCGTTTTCTTTAAACTTAAATCCAGTTTTTTTAATTTCCATAGGTTAACATTTTATCACTTAAGTGACCCCAAGTCCAGCCTTTTGTCAATCAGAATGACAAAATTATATATTATTTAACAGTACCCTGTCTCTAGAATAGGTTTTTACGGCTTCCTCTGTTATTTCCACGACAGAATCATTTGCCTCAATCACATCTTTGCCTATATAAAGGTTATAATGCTTTAGGTGATCTACGGAGTCTGATTCATATATTGCAATATTTTGATACATATTATCATCTAAGACTCCTGACCTATTACCCAAATCTTGCTTTCCATTTATCCAAATATTACCTGTCATTGGTGAGGATGTTTTAATTAATAAGTAATTTGGCTCACCTAACTGAATATAATTAGATATATTTGTTTGAGAGGTTATATCTTGACCATTTACATATACTCCAGATAGGTTGTTTTTGGTCAATACCCCATTGGCCGCCCAAGAAAGATAGGACTCTGTAGATCCTGTTTTATTATAAAAAAGATATCCGCTTGATAAAGATATCGGCGTAAGTATCATTTCTAGATACTTTATGTCTTTTAGTGTGTCTATATAAAATGCTGAGTTTTCTGGGACAATCCCGTTATCTGATTCTCGCAATAATATATTTGAATTATAGTTTGATATTGCTATTTCCCAAGATGAGCCAGAATTTGGTTGTTCTACAGAAATTACACTGCCTCCGCCGTGTGCTGAAAGTTTTTTATTATCATAAAAATGTATTTTTATATAATATAGCTCTGGAACATATTTTTCAGAATTACTAGATTCAAAAGTTACTTTGATTGATATAACTTTACTGTTTGAAAAATTAGAACCTTGACTAAATCCAGGTAGCGCTTTACCATTTTCACACTGTTGCCAAGTATCTCCGCTGTCTGTAGAAATATAAACTTTTACTCCATTACTGGCTAAAAATTCTAATTTAGAAGAAACATAGTTTTTCCAGTGTGGTAAGCTAACTACTTTTATAAATTCTCCATAGGTTGAAGGTGCAGAAAGATATAAGCTGTTAGTGTACTCTCTGTATGATATGTTATCGTCTACATGGTATTGCCAATCTAATTGTGCTGGAAATGCTATTGTAGTATTTATATTCTGATGCATTTCTGAAGCTTTAAAGATTTCTCCAGAGTCTGGCAACACGATATTTGATTCAGTATTTGAAACAAAATTATTAAAATGATTTAAAGCTATATTTGACGTAATCGAATATCTATATATTGCAGGGGCATCTACAATAAAATATTGATTTAAATTTGTTGGTCCACAATTAAACACAAGGTCCGTGTTAGTAAAATTTATTTTAGATAAAGATTTACTAGCAACAAGCTCACCATTTAAATATAGAGACATATTTTTTATTGAGTAAACAGCAATAACGTGCAATGATCTTAGTGGGTTTGGGACTGAATAATAGATTTGCTCTTGCTCTAATTTAAAAACAATATTTCCATTATCCCAATAAATTCCAACTCCAGACAAATCTGCTAATATTGGCGTATTAGATGTTAAATTTTTTGGGTGAAACCATACCTCAAGGGAGAAGTCGTTGTCTGATGTTTTTGAAGTTCCAAATCCTCCTGTGCCATTAGTGCCAGTAAAATCTTTTGTAATCTCAAATTGAAGGTAGTTTGTGTTAGTTATTTTTGTAGCATTAATGCCGCCAGAAACTATTGGCATTGTAGTATTTAAAATATTTCCAATGTACTGACCATTATTCCCGCATCCTGAACTATCATATGCAATTGATCCAGAAGACTCATCTAGCTTCCAAAATCCTGAAGGATGATCTTTTATTACAGACAAATAATAGGACATTATTATATTATATCAGCAACTACTGCCATTCTCCAATAGCCACATATCTTTGCCCGTCCAGTTCTGACGAAACAATCTCATTGTCTTTTGGAAGTATTATTAAGCTCCCAGCTTCTGGTCTTAACGTTGAATTTTTAAATTTAATATCTCCTCCGACATAATCATCATTTAGAAAAAAGTATGCCGTATATTTAGAGTGTGAAATTTCTTTTATTTGTTTCCCAGAATTATATTTTCTAAGTATATATTTAGGGCAGAGGTTTACTTCTTCTTCTATGTTATTAAAAATTTTATATTGTTTGAAGCACCAGTGAAAAGTTGCCTTCAATGTGTTTATTAAATACAAAGTCCTGGTGTCTACAGGTCCATTATGATTAGAAAAATCTGATGTTAAAAATTTTTGATACCCTGCTAAACCTGGATCTTCAATTGAATCTTCTAAATTATAAAAAGGTTGCCATTTTTGTATTAAATTTTTATCTGTTTTGTCATTTTCAGATTCTTCTAAATAAGATACATACTTTTGTGTTTCCTGTAATGAATATGTGAAATAAAAAACTTTAGGCTCTATTTCTTGAAAAATGTACATTGCCATTTTTTTATCCGTTCTCTGGTAAGTAAGATTTGTCCATCCAAAATCCTGTTGAAATGTATTTCATTCCTGACTTAATAATATGCGCTGTATGGCTGTATGGTGGGTTAGATGGGAAAATTAAACAGCTTCCAGCTTCAGGCTTTACTGCAAATGTTAGTATTTCTTTATTAATTTCGTGATCATAATCTTCTCTAGCAGAAAAATCTGTAGATGTTAATATTCCATCTCTGACCGTAAAAGAAATTTCGCCACCTTCATAGTCATCATTTAAATACATAACTAGAGAATACTTTAGTCTTGTATCTCCTTCTTGCTGATCAAAATGAGTACCCATAAATGTGCCAGCCATATACCTTTTAACTCCAACTTCCTGCATTAAAATAATTGGATCTTGTATATTTTTTTTAAGAGCATAATCTTCGCAAACTCGTCTTTGTCCATCTAATATGGTTGTAGAAATTTTTTCAATTATTTCTCTATCTTTTTGATCTGAGACTTTAGCCTCTATATCTTCTTTTTTTAATGTCCACATTTGTTTTTGTTGACCATATATGTACATTTCTCCACTGCATGCTGACCATTCTGACCACGGATTCCATACTTCATGTATTCCGTTCATTTCTTCTGTATTGTTTATAAGGTCCACAAAAGATTTAGGATCTTCAATAACACCTTTATAATAAAAAACATTGTCATCAAGTTTAATTAATTCCATTTTATACCTCCAAGGCAAGTTCTTTTTTTGCGGTTTGTTCTGGACCTGGTCTCATTCTTTCGCCTTTTTCTTTCATCTCAGCCCATTTTTTTGCATCTTCTGCCTGCAACTTTCTTTGTTCTTCAATATCTTTTTCCCAGATAGCTTTTTTTTCTTCGCTATATTCTGATTCCTCATTGTCCCAAAAAGATCCTATTGTCCACCTTAATCCTTTAGTTACCATTTGAACCTCATGAATATTATGATGCCCACCTGCAAAAGCAACAAGCATGCCTGTTTTAGGATTTATAGTTATTGGATGATCCCTAAAGTTTAATGCTCCTCCTTCAAAATCATCATTTAAATAAAGAAAAGCTGCCCACTTACTTCTTTCAAAAGAATTATATTCGTCTGAATCTATTGCAGTATTATCTGAATGATACCCAGCGTATGCGCCCTCTATCCATTTTTGTGCATGATAACTTACTAACTTAACTGGCTTACCCCTACATAATGCTGTGGCCTCTTGAATTTTATCTTGCAATTTTGTAAAAAAATCAGAAGGTAGTCCAAAATTTTCTTTATCGCTGTCATCTGGCAAATTAGACGCAAAGGAATCGTAAAATGATATTGGGTCCCAAATAATTGTATTCTTTGTTAGAGAATGGTCCCAATATTTAAGAATATTTTCACATTGCTCTTTTGTTAAAAAATTTTCAAAAACAACTATATCTTCTTTTAATCTGTTTTGATCATTTAAGTTAAACATTATCTAATCCTTTTTGCTTCTGAATAAATTTTTTGATAGTCTAATGGCTGATACATTCCATTCC